TATAGATGGTGCAGATGGTTCTATCAATTCAAACCTTACTAATATAACTCTTAGAAAGGATTTCTATCCTTCATTGAATTCTACTTATTATTATGAACTTTGTTTTGTAAATGAGTTTAAAGATTCTTGTGATGCATCAGTAATGAAGTCAACTGGTTTTGTAATCAGTGAGTATCCTTCCTTCACAGTGTATCTGGAGGATGATACCTTCGGTAAAATAGACCTATATAGACTGAATTCTCTTACTGGTGAGAAAGTATACCTTAAGAAAGGTGTAGGTGATATTAATTACACTCATGGTGAAATTAAATTATATGATCTTACTATTATTAAGGGAAGTTTTAATGATAATAAAATTGAAATCCGTGTAGAACCTGCATCAAGAGATGTAGATGCTGTACGAGAACTATATCTTGATGTTGATATCTCCAAATCCAACTTTAGTGCAGTTCCAGAATGAACGTAAAGTCTAAAAATATCTCGGCACTGATTGAAAGTCAGTTACCTGGATTCATCGTAGAGGACTATGAGTACTTCGTTAAGTTCCTCAAATCTTACTATGCTCAACAAGAGCTTAGTGGTGGTGTTTTAGACATTGTTACAAATCTAACAAAATATCGTGATATTAATTTTTACGATAAAGAGGTTCTAACACAATCCTCGAAAACCGTTGGTATAACTGGGATCTCAGATACTAGTATAAATGTACTATCGACTGAAGGGTTCCCTGATAGTGGACTTGCTAAAGTTGATGATGAAATATTCTTTTATGCATCAAAGACATCTAATCAGTTTAATGGTGTTGCTAGGGGTGTAAGTGGTAATACTGAACTTGGGGATCTTTATAAGCTCAGTACATATGTTTCTACTACTGCTGATACACATGCAGCAGATGTTAAGGTAGAAAACCTTAGTAATCTGTTTTTGTATGCTCTCATAAAGAGTTTTGAGTCAGAATACCTTGCTGGTATACCTGAGAAGTATCTACGTGGTGAAATCGATAAGAGAACCCTTATAAAGAACATCTCGTCTTTCTACAAATCAAAAGGTACTAAGCGTTCTATTCAGTTTATCTTCAATTCTCTTGTAAGTAGTGAAGATAATGATGTTTATTTTCCAAAGGATACTACACTTAAATCATCAGAGTCTGATTGGATTAATGTTCATGCTTTGAAGGTAGTTATTATAAGTGGTGATCCTAAAAATTTAATAGGTAAGGTTGTTATAGAGCGTGGAGATAACTATGCTTCTGCTGTAGTTGATAATATAAAGAAACTAGAAGATGTTGATGGTTCTAATGTATGGGAATTGGTTCTTGCTCCATCCACAATCAATAATCAGTTTACTATAGCAAATAAGACTAAGCTTAAGAAAGCAATTACTTCTAGTGATCAAACAGGAAATATTATAGATGTTGATTCTACTTTTGGGTGGGAGAAAGAAGGAAGAATATTTGTAGATGGTGAAGTTATTGAGTATTCTAGTAAAACTATAAGACAGTTTAAGATTAAGAATAGAAAGTTAACTAGAACTCATAATATAGGATCAACAATTTATAGTGATGATAGAATCAAAGGAAATAATGTTGAGTTTATAGCACTTGGTGTAGTTTATAACTTATCACCTACTACTTCAACACCATATGGTATTGAGGGTGAACCTTTAGTAGTAGAAGATTCTGGATTTGATACAGTTGATCCTAAGATTAAGAAGAGTGATGGTACTATTAGATGGTTACCTAATGATGATGCGAACTATAGTCCTCTATCAGGAGATCCCAGAACACAAGCATCTGTAAATGATACTATACCTGGTATACAAAGGATCTTTAGTGATGATAACAATTATTATATCTGTACTAGTGGTGTACCTGTTGATAGGACTATGTTCTATAATCAGACAATACCTGCTACAAAGACAGTTGTTGAGCAATCTTTCTTAAGAACTATTAGAAAGAATGCTATTACAACTACTGAGGTATACAAGACTCCAAGAAAAGATTTTGGTATTTTAGTAGATGGATCTTTAGCATATACCCATAAGCATCAAGATGGTGTGTTTTATGGTGGTCTTACTAAGATAGATGTTACTACACAAGGAAGTGGTTATTCTAGACCTCCTTATGTACTTGTTAATAGTGAACCATATAAGGCAACTGCTGTGTTGTCTGGTACTGTAGTTGAGTCTGTTAGAATAGATGATGCTGGTTCGTATACTGCTGCTCCTATTGTTGAAATAGTATCTGGTAGGAATGCGGTATTAACACCTGTTATCACACAAGGAGCAATAACAAGCTTAGTAGTTACTGATCCTGGTGAATATTATTCTGCTCCTCCAACTATTAGAATAGTTGATGCTTTGGGAAGAGGTAGATATGCAGAATATACTGCTCAAGTATCTGCTACTGGACAAATATCTGGATGCACTAAAGTAAATGGTGGATCTTTCTATAGTGAAGGAAATGTTGTAATCCAAGTCATACCAAGTGGTTCTGGTGCACTTGCAAGTTCTTCAATATATGAGTGGATCAAGAATAGATTTGTAGAAGAGACATTAGATTCTGAATTTGGAATCTCTCACCTTAATGATAGAGGATACAATAACTACGGTACTGTTTCATATCCACCAACACTTAGAGGAAATGATACGGGAACTAATCATTCTCCTATCATTGGATTTGCATATGATGGTAATCCCATATATGGTCCTTACGGATATTCTGATCCTGTAGATTCTTCTAGTAGCATTGTGCGGATGCAATCAGGATATTTGAAGTATGCAACTAGACCAGATGGACCATCCCTTGTTACATATCCGCTAGGAACATTCATACAAGACTATTATTACGCAGATAGATACGGAACTGTAGATAGGAATAACGGAAGATATTGTGTAACACCAGAATATCCAAATGGAACATACGCATATTTTGCGACATTTGATAATCTAGGTGATCCAGAATTTCCATATCTTATTGGTGAGAATTTCTATTCTTTACCTCTTGCTGCTAACTACGATCAGAATCAAACACAGAATGACCTCCCATTGGACGCTGTACGCCTCCGTGGGGTCGATACACCTAATAATGGTCGTAAGACTAGGGGAGTTGTTAAAGACGTTTCTGCTGGTAGTTTAGACGCATTCCAAGTATACAGCTCATCTGATAATTTTAAAGTTGGTTCATCTATTATTCTAGATGATACTGGTACTGGTGGTGTAGATGCTGCTGGAACCATTTCCGCAGTTAAAGGAAATACTGTAGAAGAACTACAAGCTACGGATGCAAAGAGAGTAGCTAAAGTTCAGATTACGGAAAATTGCTATGTCTTCGGTGGAGATACAATAACACAAGCATCATCTGGAGTATCTGGTAAGGTTGTTGGTGATGTTCTTGATGGTAAGATCTTAGTTTTAGAAGATGTTACGGGAACATTTGATCAAACAGGTTTATTTGACTCTACAACATTGAGTATTAATATCATTCTCAATACAAATGCTACGTTCACTGCTGGTGCAATTATAGAGTTGACTAATGGTACTGTTAATAAAGTCGATTCTGTAATAGCAACAGGTGAAGTAATTGAATCTACTGATAAGAGAAATTCTGTTAAACTTAAAGTATTAACTGGTACTTTCTCACAACAGGCAGGATACTTCCTTAGAAGTAATAATCTATTAAACACAGTTGGTGCAGAAATATTATCAACCACAAGCTTAAGTACAGGTTTAATACCTTTCATTGTTAATACAAACATTGCGTTAGTTGAAACTGATGGTGATCATGCACTTGGTGTAGGTGATGTTGTTTATGTTGAAATAGATCCTGATGATTCTATATCAACAACAACTTACTATGTTCAATTAGGAGCAACACAAGAGATTGATATCAAGTCACTAACATTATCAACACAGATTGATGATCCTGGATTAGGAAGAGCTGATTTGGTTAATGCTGGTGCTGATTATGCAGCAGACACATATGAGGATGTAGAGCTTATATTTGTTGATCAGAATGCTGCTAGAACTGATTTAGGAAAAGTCGGCGACTCAAATAATGCAAAAGCAACCATAGTTGTACAGGAGGTTGCTGGTGGATTAGGATTTGTACAGTCTGTTGTTATTACAACTAAAGGATCTACTTACAAGCAAGGTGATATTCTTACTGTTGAGGATTCATCATTAAACAGATCAGGTGCTTCTACCAATACTCAACGTCTACGTTTAGTAGTCGATCATATTGGATTCGCTACTGGTGAGACTGTATTAAAATTAGATTCTATTAGTGGGTTATCAAAAAATGATCTTTTATCAATAGGTGATGAGATTGTTAAGGTAAACTCTATATCAGAGTCTACCAAATCAGTAACTGTCACAAGGGCACAGAATAATACTAGTGATATAGATCATTTCGACAATGAAATTGTTACATTATATGGATCTAGTTATAGATTTACTGTTGGGGAATTGCTTCCTGTTACAGGTACAACATTAGATCCTAAAATCATCTCATATGAGAATAATAAACTGATTGTAGAACATGATCAAGGATTCTTTGCTAATGGAGACTTTACTCCATATAAGATTACAGATCAAGCTACACTATTTGATGAGAGTGAACCTAAGAAATTAATTGATATTGATACTGTTACAGATTATAAGATTGTAACAAAAATATCTTCATCTGTTTCTGGTCCATATGAAATATCACCTAATCTTAAGATACAAGAGTATTATCAATACAGATTTGATTTGAGTCATTATACAAACAGCGAATCTGAGTTTATTATATCTCCTAGTCAGAATGATAATATCATTGCACCAGAAGTTGTTAATATTGGTACTCCTGGTACTACAGGTTCTTATTCATATGTGAAGTTTGGATATGGTCCTAGACTTGGTGATGTTAATCTTACTGGTATATTGACTAACAGAGTACCTAGATCTTATCAAAGGTATTACTATAAGTCTATAGTGAGAACAATGGTAGATGGAACTAAGCAGATAAGAATTGGTCCATCCACAAGTATTGTTGATAATAACAATTATATTGAGCTTATTAATGATCCATTACAAGGACAGAAGTTAATTTCTGATGCACTCACATCTTCTATTCAGTCTACTGGTACAGGAGTTAAAGTATCATTTGTTACAACTGATAGGTTTGTATATGAGTTAACAGAAAATCCTGAGTGGTATGGAACTGGTAATATTAGGTATACTACAAAATCTAAAGGTGCAACTGGTTCTATTGCCGAAGTTGAGGTATCTAATCTTGGTTCTGGTTATAGGAAAGTTCCTGGTGTATTAGGAGCAGAATTAGATAGTAGTAGAGCTTCTGATGTTACTGCACAATGGGATCCTGTAGAAAAGAATATTGTTGGTGTTACAATCAACAAAGCTGGATTTAATTACTCTAAACCAAAAGTTGTTGTAGTTGATGGTGATGGATCTGAAGCAAGGTTTGATGTTTTAAAAACTGCTGATAATAGAATAGCAAATGTTATTGTAACAAACAAAGGAAAGAACTACACATACAAACCAGAACTTAAGGTTGTTGAGGGTGATATTAGAATATTTGCTTTGGGTTCTTCTATAGGGTCTCCAAAGAATGTACAACTAGAATTTAATGGATCTGGAATTTGGAATGATACTTCAGTATTAAGAAAGCATAAGGCAAGTGATGTTATTATATTAGACACAACAGATGATTTCTTGAGTGGAGAAAAGGTAACTTCTGGACTTGCAGAAGGTACTGTTACTAATGGTGGATGGAGAATAGGATCCAATATTCTTAAGGTATCTGTAACTAAAGGTGAATTTATTGTAGGTCAGACTATTACTGGTAGTGCCAGTAATTCAACTGGCACAATAGTTTCTGTTCAGAGGGCAGAGTTTTCAATTGATCTAAGATCTTATTATGATAATCTAGGTACTTATACTTCTGATAAGGGTAAAATTGGTGTAAGAACTCATAAGATAGCAGATAATAAATTCTACCAAGATTATTCTTATGTTATTGAGTCTAAGACACAGATAGAAGACTGGAGAGATCTCATTAAGGAGTCAGTTCATCCAGCTGGATTTAAGATGTTTGGTGAGCTTAATATAGATGCGAAGGTAGATGTAAAGGTAAGTGATAATTCCAAGACTACTCAAGTTTCAACATTAAGACTATGGGATGAGAATAGTAATAATGCAAGTGTTGCTGATAGTAAAAGGTATCATCAAACTGTTGTAAACTTATCTAAGGATATTAATGTATTGAGAGGTAATGGATCTCTTACAGAGAAAGCAAGTGATACATCTGGATTAATTGCTAAAGAGATTAAACTCACTCCAGCATTTGATGGTACTTTTGATCAGTATGGTAATATTTCTGGTACACGAGAGTTTACCATTGTTGATGCTGCTACTAACAATCCAATAACTCCATATAATGCTATGGCTTTGACCATAACATTAGATGCAGTATTACAAGAACCAGAGACTGCTTATACTGTATCTGGTGATAAGATTACTTTTGCTGCAGCACCATTTGG